ACGAGTTTTGCAGGAAAAAACGAAGAGCCAGATGACTTAGTTGCAAGTATGTTAGTCAATTTACGTATGGTTATGCAGTTACAAGACTGGGATCCTGCGGTTTATGACACAATGCACGACTATGTAAATAGCGAAATGGAACTGCCCTTGCCCATCTACATAAGTACCAATTTTTAATAAATACACACATGAATGCTATAGAACTAATTGCACAAGATTTATTCGACAAGGTACGCAGTCGATTCTCCAACCTACAAATGGGCGATGAATCAGGCGCTGTAACTATCGACCCAACAGAAGCTCGATTCTTTGATTTTGATTTCGTTGTAGAAGGAAACAATCTAGGACGTGTGAGCGTAAGTATCAACGAGCTAGGCAATTTAAAATTATTCTACAGCCAAGGAATAGTAGAAGACCACGATCCAGTTACGCAGGATTTTTGGTTTGATTTTTTAAGAGAAATGAGACAGTTTGCCAAGCGCAGATTGTTACGATTTGATACTAGAGATATTACAAAAGGTAACCTAGAGAAAAACGATTTCCAATACCTAGCCACAAATGGATCCAAGGAAGATAACATGACAGAATCACAAATGTACGGTAGTTCAAAAAGTAGCTATCGCCCGTTAGAAAAAACATTATTAATTATTCGCCATAATAACAAAGTCGGTGAAGACCGCGGAGCTCGCAGTCGTCCTAATAATATCAAATCTGTTTTCATTCAAAATGAAGCAGGCGAAAGATTCAAATATCCATTTGTTCATCTAGCAGGTGCTAAAGCTATGCAACGTCACGTTTCCAATGGCGGTATGCCATATGACGAAGCAGGTAGTGCTATCATTAAAATGAGCGAAACTATCCGTGCATTAAGCACATTCAAACGTCAAGTTGGAAATGCAGAACAGCTAACACAAGAAGCAGTTGGCATTGTTGATCGTGCAAGTAACAAGTTAGCTACCCTAAGAACAACTATCGAAAACTTATCCAAGCAAACACATTATGAAGCATGGAGAGAGAATCTAGAGAACGCTGACCTTTCAGAGCAATCAGAACTAGATCCAGCAACACTAGAAGATTATAAATCTAAATTTACAATATCAAGTTACAAAGAAGACCTAACACAATACTTTCCGTTACTGTACAGTATCATGAGAGAAACAAGCGAAATTGATCTTGAAGATTATGTAGGCGAAGAAAAAGAAGAAATGTGTGATGATTGTGGCGAACCAGTTGATGACTGCGGATGCGATGATCATGAAGATACTAAAGAAGGCATTGAAGCTTTTGAAGCATGGGCTGATAAAGTTGCTATGGAAGTGTTCGATGAAGAAGTCGATGAAGCAGGTAGCCCAGCACAACAAGCCGCTATTGCTATCAATATGAAAAAGCATCACCAGAAGCCTAAGAGCATGGAAGAAGGTGCTTATCAAGATCTAGGGCCAAATGGCAGAGAAATTTATGCCAAGGTTCAAGCATTGCGCGACAAAATCCGCAGTGGCGAAATTACGCCTAACGAAAAGATGCAAAGCGAATTTGATCAACTTTTAGTTGGCGCAGGTATGGATCCAGAATTTGCCGATAGAGAGTGGAATAGAATTACAGGTAATGGTTCTACTCCTACATTAGATCCTAGCATGAGAAAATCTGCTCCTCCAATGACAGCTCCAACTGATAGCGATGAAGAAGATGATGATGATGCGAGTTTCCTACAGAAGTTGCGTATGCAGGCCAAAGGCGGATCTATCCAACAAGGTGCCGATACAGGCGGAGTAGATGAAGAAATGGAAGAAACCAATATCCATCCTGCTCAGATTGCAGAATTAGTATTACCACACATTGATCGTGAAACAGGCGGTTGCCCATTAGGTGCAACAGGTGTCGGTATTAATATTAAGAAACAAACTGGTTCCGAAAGAGCCGGTAAGTTAGCAGAGAAATTAGTACACCACTTACAAGCCAAGTATCAAGCAGAAAGCGAATCCAGACAGCAAATGGAATCAATGCGTAGACTTGCTGGTTTACCTCCATTAGTTGAAGCTGAGAAGAAAAAGACCATGAGTCGTGCGGCTAAAGGCAACGAGAAATACGGCAAAGACGGCATGAAATCCCTAGCCAAAGCAGGTCGCGAAGGCGCAAGTGAAAAAACCTTAGATACTATTCGTAAAAAGCACGACAAGTATAAAGATTAAACCATTCTTTTAAAAGAGATCGAAAAAGGCAGAATATTTCTGCCTTTTCTCTTGACGTGATAAATAAAGTAGTATACAATTAAACGTATGCAGATTCTTAGATGTAGTTGCATTTAAGAAACAGGCAAAACAAAGGCATAAACAATTAAGGAGATTTATTATGGCAACTTTGGCAGAAATCCGCGCGAAACTTCAAGAAGCGCAACAAAAATCAAGTGGTCAATCGACCGGTGGTGGCGACAACGCAATTTACCCACATTGGAATATCCCAGAAAACTCAGAAGCAGTAATCCGTTTCTTACCAGATGCAGACGGAGATAACACATTCTTCTGGATCGAACGTGCAATGATCAAATTGCCATTCGCAGGCATCAAGGGAGAAACAAATTCTAAACCTGTAACAGTACAAGTACCTTGCATGGAAATGTGGGGCGAAACCTGTCCAATTCTTACTGAGGTTCGTCCTTGGTTCAAGGATAAGAGTTTGGAAGATATGGGTCGTAAGTATTGGAAGAAGCGTAGTTATTTGTTCCAAGGCTTTGTTGTTGATAGCCCATTGAAGGAAGATAAGACTCCAGAAAATCCAATCCGTAGATTCATCATTGGTAGCCAGATTTTTAACATCGTTAAAGCGGCGTTGATGGATCCAGACATGGAAGATTTGCCAACAGACATCTTACGTGGTGTCGACTTCAAAATCACTAAAACATCAAAAGGTGGTTACGCTGACTACAGCACATCTAAGTATGCTCGTCGTGAACGTGCATTAGATGATGCAGAACAAGCGGCTCTCAAAGAGCATGGTTTGTTTAATCTCAAAGACTTCCTACCTAAGAAGCCAGGTGAAGTTGAACTCAAGGTCATGAAAGAAATGTTTGAAGCGTCAGTCGACGGTGAAGCATTTGACATGGAACGTTGGGGTCAATATTTCAAGCCAGCAGGTATGGGCGGTAGCGGTTCAGCTACAGGTTCAAATACACAAGCGGCAGCCCCAAAGGCAGCTCCTGTAGTCGGGGAAGATGATGACGCCCCTTTTGAGCCAGCGGCATCAGCACCCGCACCTCAAGTTGCTGAATCTGCTCCTGTGGAAGCGAAAGCTACACCAGCGGCTGGCAGTGAAGCAAGTGCAAGAGCACAAGACATTCTTGCAATGATCCGTAACCGTCAAAAACAATAATTAGGAGATAGACTATGGGAAAAGCCTTCGATGTTTCGAAGTTCCGTAAGTCTATCACTAAGTCAATTGACGGCTTAGGTATAGGCTTTAACGATCCAACAGACTGGATCTCAACGGGCAATTACGCACTCAACTACCTTATTTCTGGTGACTTCTTTAAAGGAGTTCCACTAGGTAAAGTAACGGTATTTGCAGGCGAATCAGGTGCAGGTAAGAGTTATATCTGCTCAGGTAATATTATTAAAGCCGCACAAGAACAGGGTATTTTTGTTGTCTTAATCGACACAGAAAATGCGTTGGATCAAGCGTGGTTAGAAGCATTAGGTGTTGATATTTCAGAAGAAAAACTTTTGAAACTCAACATGGCGATGATTGATGATGTTGCTAAAACTATCAACGAGTTCATGAAAGAATACAAATCAATGCCAGACGAAGAACGTCCAAAGGTATTGTTTGTAATCGACTCACTTGGTATGTTGCTTACTCCGACTGATGTAAATCAGTTCGAAGCAGGTGACTTAAAAGGTGATATGGGCCGTAAACCTAAAGCACTTACAGCATTGGTTCGTAACTGTGTAAATCAGTTTGGTAACTATAATGTTGGACTTGTTTGTACTAATCATACATACGCATCACAGGATATGTTTGATCCAGATGACAAGATTTCAGGTGGTCAAGGTTTCGTTTATGCAAGCTCAATCGTTGTTGCTATGAAAAAACTCAAACTCAAAGAGGATGAGGATGGTAATAAAGTAAGTGATGTATTAGGTATCCGTTCAGCGTGTAAGATTATGAAAACACGTTATGCTAAACCATTTGAAAGTGTACAAGTTAAGATTCCATATTCAACAGGTATGGCACCTACTTCCGGACTAGTTGACATGTTCGAAAAGATGGGTGTATTATCTAAGGTAGGGAATAAATTAGCATACACAGACAAGGAGTCTGGAGAGATTATTGCCGAATTCCGTAAAAACTGGACCGAAGATAAGTTGCATATTATCATGAAACAGTGGGATACAAAGGCGGCAGAATCTTTAACTACAACGACCGAACCGGTTGAAACAGAGGAAGAAGAAGCATAATGGATGAACATCTAATCATTACTGTTTGGGATATGTTCCGTGAATATATTCCAGAAAAAAATCGTGAAATGGCCGCAAATCAATATGTTGATTTCTTGTTAGGTCACGATATTGATGCAGACACATTATCTGGTTATACTGGATATGATCCGCATTTAGATGAAGCAATTAAAACCGTAGTTGCCGAAGAGGGAGTCGACGATGACGAACTTAACGACGAAGATAATTATGGTTACGAAGACGAGGATTACTAATGTGGTACAGTAAGGTTAGTCGAGATATTTCTCACTTGCCCGATTGTATTGAGTATTATTATTCTCAATTAGAAGAGGCTAGGAAGGAAGTAAAAGTCTACGGAAATCTCGAAAAGGCTAGTGCGGCTCTTCCTGGCATCGTCGAACAACGTTTCAACCAGCTTCAAGAAATTGAAGCTGTGTTGGAATACCTAAATATCGAACTTAGACGCACTAAATCAAAAGCGTTTAAGAAGTATCTTGAAAATTATCAACGAGCTCTAAGCAGTAGAGACTGCGAAAAGTATGTTGAAGGTGAGGCCGACGTAGTTGACCTAGAAAAGATTATCAACGAATTTGCATTGTTGCGTAATCAGTGGTTAGGAATTATCAAAGGCCTTGATATCAAACAATGGCAAGTTTCTAACATCATTAAACTTAGAACAGCCGGAATGGAAGATGTACAAATATAATCATGTACGTAGAAGAACTAATACTCCGGTTAGCCTGCGAAGGCAAGTACCTGTTTGATACCCCACTAATGCCCCAAGTCGGTTGGGAATACAACTTTTTAAATTCAGTCGGCGTACAGATACATTTAGGAAACGCCCTCACAGAAAAGCAAGCTACCCAATGTTTAAAAATTATCAAGCGTTATAAAACACAATTAGAAGTATCGTTCAACACATCAATAGATTTAGACAATCCTGTTTACCAACAAGGATTTAGATTAGTCAGCCAGAATAAATCTGTACAGATAGCAGACTACAAAGGGTCTAATGCGATAAAAGTTAAATTTCCTTACGATGAACAATTAATCAAAAAAATACACGATTACATAAACAGCACCAATTGGCGGTCTGTGCAATGGAACACAGCATTGAAGGAATTAGTAGCCAAATGGGATCAAGATGAAAAGGCTTGGATTTTTTCTCTTAAAGAAGAAAACATTATATGGATTTCTCTAAATCTTGTTCCGTTGGGATTCGAGCCCGATACTAAATTTAAAGATTATGTTGCAGAAATAAACACTGTATTGGACAATATAAACGATCACGCTCCTATGGTTATTAAGGACGGCTCAACTTACGGATTTAAAAACGCATCTAGCAAAATAGCGGCATACGATACTGATAACGTGATAGATTTTTTATTCTATGCCAAGCATCGGGGGATTACTACCTGGGACGAATCTGTTGATGAAGATTTTAAAAATGCATCAGATTCTCCTGTCATTCGTAGTATCCTTAATAGTATCAACGCACTATACATCGACAGTAATACATACGAAATTGCAGAATTTAATGATGTTTTAAAATTCAGTGGTCCAACGCTAATCATTATCCCCGGCGGTAGTGAAATTGAGCACACAGTTAAATGGCATCAACACGCATTAGATTGCGGAATCACCAATGATCAAATCGCGGTTTTATTTAGGACTCCTAATCAAAGTAGTGGCGGGTTTAATCAGTATGTACGTGAAAATAATTTAAACAATGAAATCAGTGAGAATACTAGGCTAGTATTTGTCAGTACAAAAATTCCTAAACCTTTGGTAAAATCCGGTATTAAAATCAACACAATTATTAACTTAGGTTACTATAGTCAGATACATTTTTCTATGAGTGTGCTCTTGCAATCACCACCTAATATAGTGTATTATAACAATAAGCAACCACACGGAGTAAACGTTGTCAACAGCTAAACTAATAATAAAAGACGAAGTTAACGTAAAAATTGAAGGCTTAGATTTAGATACTAGGAAAGAACTAGTTAAAAAATTCAAGTACTTTGATCCAGCGGCAAGATACATGCCGGCGTACAAACTTGGACGTTGGGATGGTTGTACTACGTTTTTTGGACTAGGCGGAACTACGTATGTTAGCCTACTTGATCGCATCCTTCCACTGTTAGAGCAATGGGGGTATTATATCGAAGTCGAAGATCACAGAGTATCTGAGTCGCTAGCATTTAGTCAAGTAGGCGAGGACTATTGGGGCGATACTTGCTGGCCAGAAGGTCACATGATGGCTGGTCAGCCTATCAGATTGCGTGACTATCAGTGTGAGGTTATTAATAATTTCTTAGGTGCACCACAGGCTCTACAGGAAGTTGCTACAGGAGCAGGAAAAACTATTATCACAGCTACGCTGAGTAAGATATGCGAGAAGTATGGTAGGACTATGACTATCGTACCAAATAAAAGTCTTGTTGAGCAAACTGAAGAAGATTTTAGAAATTGCGGATTAGACGTGGGGGTGTACTACGGCGACAGGAAAGAATTAAACAAAACACATACTATTTGCACATGGCAGAGTTTAAACATTTTAGATAAGAAATCACACAACGATGATTCTGTATTGACACTTGCAGAATTTTTAGACAATGTTAAAACCATCATCATAGACGAAGTACATCAAGCCAAAGCAGAAGTATTAAAAAAATTATTAACAGTTAATTTTGCTCATGCGCCGATTCGCTGGGGATTAACTGGAACAGTTCCTAAAGATGATTTACAATTTGAAAGTATTCGATGCAGTTTAGGCGATGTGATTAATCGTGTATCTGCACATGATTTACAACAAAGAGGAGTATTAAGTGCTTGTCATGTTAATATCATACAATCGCAAGAGCTTCGAGAATTTGAAAGTTACCCGGCAGAATTAAAGTATCTTGTTACTGACGAAGATCGCATGCTGTGGGTATCTAAGATGATAAAAGGAATTGCAGACAGCGGAAATACGTTAGTCCTAGTTGACAGGATTGAGTCAGGAAAATTTTTAGTTAACGAACTTCCGGAGTCTGTTTTTATCAGCGGCGCTGTTAAAACTAAAGATAGAAAAGAAGAATATGATGAAATTAAAACCAGCGATAACAAGATTATTGTGGCGACTTATGGTGTGGCCGCTGTGGGTATTAATATCCCTAGGATTTTTAATTTGGTTCTTTTGGAGCCCGGAAAGAGCTTTGTACGAGTTATACAAAGTATTGGACGAGGTATTCGAAAGGCAGAAGATAAAGACTTTGTCCAGATCTGGGATGTCACAGCAAACACGAAATATGCTAAACGTCATCTCACTGAACGGAAACGGTTCTATAAAGAAGCGAAGTATCCGTTCGCTATTGAAAAGGTAAAATACTAAGATGCAAATATTAACATTAGACAACAAAACATTCTATCTAAATGATTTACCAGATGAGATTGATGAAGATTTTAGATTTTCTGTTTTAGATAACAGCGACAATCAAAATCCTGATTACTTCTTTCTGCCATTAATCTTTTTAGAATCATTTACAGGACCCGCCGCTGTACTTAAAGTGGGCCCACATGAAATTACTATGCCGTTAGATTGGTGCACCATTGTAGGCGATCCAACTGGCCCAGAAATGGAAGTGTTGCCACTTACTAGCTTGAACGATAGAGGATTTAAAACATTTACATTTAATCCGTTAAGTAGTTTCCGTCCCGAGTTTTTTGAAATTGATATCATTAACATTTACCAAGATGTTAAATGGTATTTTCCAAAGATGAAACCAGGACAGTTGTTGACCACACCATTACACGGTGGAGATAAACCGGCATGTGCGTTCTTTGTCAAAGAAGTTAGCCGGCAAAGTGAGATCGTTGACTATTCTAGGTGTTGGTAATATGGGAAATCTTAAACCAGGTGCAACCTATATACATGAACGTGTAGACAACGTAGTCTATGCTAGAGAGTTTGGTTCCGATCCTAGCACTAGGCAAGTAGTTGGCTGGGATTATGACAAGGACGATCCAAATTTTGACCCACGCACGGCAGATGGCCGACCATTAATTGATCAGATGCGAGAAGATCAGCTCTGGGCAAACATCCGTAGGGAAGCAAAGACAAATCCCACTTTGCAGGCGGCCATGGAACGTGTTAAAATGTTATATTATTTGAGTAAAGAAAAAGATGGCACTTGATATTAAACGTGAATTAAATGCAGTTGATAAGAGAGATTATGATTTCTATGATAAACTGTCTGACGAAGAGAAGAAAGAATTCTCACCCTATATCCTGATGAGATATGTATCAAATGTACAAGGTGATGCCGACACCCAAGAATGGTTCTTAGAACACACTAACGAACATGTGAACAAACACCATTGGGTATTATCAAAAAATCATAAAGCACTGTTGTGGAAATTATTTGCCGGATGTGGCACTGGTATTACTGCATATCATCCATATCTTAAAGCTAGCACGAAAGAAAAAGCAGTTAAGATTGAAAAGCTGTTAGCAGAGTTATATCCAGCGATGAAACTTAGAGAAATCAAGCAGTGGGCCAAGATGCTGTCTAAAGAAGACAAAGAAGAATTGTTTGACAAGATGGGATTTGATAAAAAACAACGCAAGGAATACGAATAATGTGGACTGTCGGAGTTACAAAAGACGATCGGGTATTTTTAGAAACTGACGATTCCACACACGATGTAAGATTGTATGTCAACGGCAATTTTTCATCTAAGGAACAAGAAATAAAATACGCAAGCGATCTAGCGAGAAAAATTAACGGTACATTGGATGATGCAACTAGCTGAACAGCCTTTCAACTGCACACATTGTGGTAAGAGTTTTATGAAAGAGAAAACTCTGTTTGCCCACATGTGTGAACCCAAGCGCAGGTTCATGCAGAAAGATGAAAAACGTGTTCAAACAGGATTCTATGCCTTTAATCAATTTTATAAAATCCGCCAAGGCTCGAAAATACAAAAGACCTACGACGAATTCTGTAAGAGTGCATACTATAATGCATTTGTTAAATTTGGCAGTTTCATGAATAATGTAAATCCGTTATATCCAGAAAAATTTATCGAATTTGTGATTAAAAGTGATGTTAAACTTGATCACTGGTGTAGAGATGAACTGTACGAAACATATCTGTATGAGATGTTGAAAATAGAGCCAGTAGAATCTGCGTGTCGTCGGACTATCACTACAATGATTGAATGGGGTGACACTAGCGGAGCACAATGGAATCATTATTTCAACTATGTGAATTTTAATCGAGCAGTGCATGACATTAAAGATGGAAAAATCTCAGCGTGGGTCATTTTAAATTGTTCATCCGGCAAGAAAATGCTTGAAAGTTTTAATGACGAGCAACTTGACTTAATCAGTAAGTCGCTAGATATTCCGTATTGGATAAAACACTTCAAATCAAACAAAGAAGATGTTGCTGTAGTGAGAGAAATCTGTGAAGGTTCAGGAATTGAGTAATGCCAGATATTGATATTGACTTTGCTAGTCGAGATTTAGTCTTAGATAAGATCAAACATGCTGTGGCCGCGAGGATCGACAGCAACGATGCTAAAAAACATAACACCGGTGTGTATTGTCATGAAATCCCAGTCAATCCTCTCACCGGACTAGCTAGCATTGATTATGACGAAGCCGAAAGTCGAGGATATTTTAAGATAGATTTCCTGAATGCTAGTGTCTATAATGACATCCGCGACGAAAATCATATCATTGAATTATTAAAGGTAGAACCTTTGTGGGATTTGTTAGAACAGAAAGATTTTTGTGACATGATATTCCATGTTAACGGATATCATGAACTAGTTGCCACACTAAAACCAAAAAATATTGAACAGTTAGCTATGTTTCTAGCCTTACTTAGACCGGGTAAAAAACATCTCATCCCAATATGCCAAGAAAAAGGCTTCGATGCGATCAAAGACGAAATTTGGGTGAAAAATGAGGATGCCTATACGTTTAAGAAGAGTCATGCTGTTGCGTATGCTCATGCTATCGTTGTACAAATGAATAGGATTTGTGAAAGTCTTAGCCAGTCCGGCGTTTAGGACTGCGTACTAGCTGTATCGATTTGCGTTTGATGCGTTTTTCTGCGATTTCGCTCAAATTTACCGTAGGACCAAAAATTATAGTAATGTCTTTACTATTAAAAGTTTTGATATAGGGTCTAAAAGCAAACATTTCATTTTTTAAGAAAATATTAATTGGAATTTTACGATTTGACTCCCACCACCATGTTTCGCCGAGCTCTAAAAAGTTAGATTTTTCAAATTCTGTGCGGATTATGCCAAAATCGTAAATGCTTGTAACATTAGAATCGTAGTTTATAACTATCCCTACGTATTCGTCCTCGTTAGAACGTATGCAGGTGATAAACGGAAATTTTTCTTGAAATTCTTGGTCTTTGTTTGACTTCATATACCTTATAAATATGCTTATGCAGAAATTACCTGTCTATTTATATACCAATCTATATGACATTATACTAGATTTGGACAACTCACGAGGTGTTAACAACGTCATGTACCAGCGCAACCTAATTTTTCAAAAGGGCCTCAAAAATCAGGTCCAGATCCAGTTTAAGAACTCGGATCAAAAACCAGTACCAATAACAGATGGCACATATTTTTTCAGAATGTTTGATAATTCAAACGTAATGCCATTTGAACCAAAAAAATTAGACATCATCGATGACGGTGTGACTACAAGCACACGTGGCTTGGCACTTTTGACCTTAACTGAGAGCGATACTATTGACGTACATCCACAAACTTACACATTCAGCATCACCGCGCTAGGTGCTGACGGTAGTTATGTACCAACCTACTCAAATACATATTATGGTGTTAATGGTGTAGCAGAAATCCGTGATGACGTACAACCATTTTTAACCGAAAGTTTTTCAACAGAAACATTTACCTACTACAGAGATCAACCCATCGACAGATTTGGACAAGTTCAATACAACTGGTGGACATTTAGCTCAGGCACCCTCGAAGCCGACCCTGCACTCAATACAAATAATGGCCTACAAACATTTGCTCTATACCTCGATAACTTCAAAGGTCATGTGGACATTTATGGTACACTCCAAAATACTCCAAGTGGCATGGGCAATGCCAACGAACAGTATGCCCTATTGAAAACAATCAAGTATGATAAGAATTTTACCGGTGTAGATTACCTCAATCTATATGGTAATTTTACCAATTTCAAAATCAAATACGTACCAGACGGCGACGTTACTGGGTCTAATTGGTATGGAGCATCTCTTCCTGGCAACCCAGAGACAGGACAACCGTACTGGCCTAACGGAAAACTTGACAAAGTCCTATTTAGAAGCTAAAATAGTTGCATGAACCTGATTCAGGCAACCTTTTTAAATTTCTTACCTCCGAAAAGAAAACAGACACCAAGCGGCTGGATCAGCTTCAATGCGCCCTGTTGTGTACACAACGGCGACAGAGCAGACAAACGGCAACGTGGTGGAGTAAAACTAAGCGGAGATGACGGGTTTCAGTTCCACTGCTTCAATTGTGGTTTCAAAGCCGGTTGGATGCCTGGAAAATTGCTCAGTAAAAATACCAAAAGTCTCATGCGTTGGTTAGGCATGCCAGACGACGAAGTTAGCAAACTTTCACTGGAAGCACTCAAGAACAAGGATGAATTAGACAAAACACCTATACCACTAAATTTCGCATTAGAACCGAAAAATTTGCCAGAAAATTGCCTTTCCATTGAAACTTGGATCGATGAAGGTTGTGAGGATCCTGATTTTTTAAATGTCATTGGTTACATCCTTGACAGAGGTATGCAACTTGATTGGTACGACTGGATGTGGTGTCCTGAAGCAGGATATAAGGATCGTGTCATTGTGCCATTTTTCCACGAAAATGTGGTCGTAGGCTGGACAGCCAGAAAAATCAAGGATGGCAAACCAAAATATTTGACATCGAGTCAACCAGGCTATGTTTTTAATTTAGGCGCACAGGTACACGACAGGAAATTTGTCATTGTCGTCGAAGGACAGTTTGATGCTATCGCGATAGATGGCGTGGCGATCGGTCATAATGAGCCAAATGATGCCCAAATTATGAGAATTAACTCATTGGGTCGAGAAGTTATCGTAGTTCCAGACAATGACAAGCCAGGAGCAAAATTAATCAAGGCGGCCATCGATAATCGTTGGTCAGTGAGCTTGCCAGACTGGGGACCAGATGTAAAAGACGTTGCAGATGCAGTGAAGAAATTTGGCAGGATTTACACATTTTTCACGATTTTGAAGTATAGAGAGTCGGGAGAGATAAAAATTAAACTACTCAAAAAACAATTAGAAAACAAACATGACGACAGATAATATACCAAACTACAGCGCCGAGATACAGAGGTTATATCTCGAAATGTTCATGAGTGATGCTGAGACATTTGTGCGTTGTCAGAACATATTTGACCCCGAAAATTTCGACAGAAAACTCCAGGATGTTGCGGCATTTATCAATGCCTATGTGAATGAATATAAAATTATGCCAGAGGCACAGATCGTCAATGCGTCTTGCGGCACAGACCTAAATCCGGTAGAATTACCCAAGGAAAACTATGATTGGTTGATGGCAGAATTTGAGACATTTTCACGCCATAAAGCACTTGAAAGGGCGATTTTAAAATCAGCTGATTTGTTGGACAAAGGCGATTATGGTCCAGTAGAAAAGATGATTAAAGACGCTGTACAAATCAGTCTACAGCGTGACATGGGTACAGATTACTTTGAAGATCCTAGACAGCGACTTGAAGCATTGAAGAACTCAAATGGGCAAATTAGCACTGGTTGGCCGTCGATCGATAAGAAATTGTATGGTGGATTTAATCGAGGTGAATTAAACATTTGGTGTGCGGCATCAGGAGGCGGTAAGAGTTTGTTCCTTGCAAACTTGGGCTGTAACTGGGCATTGAACGGATTAAACGTCTTGTATCTAACATTTGAGTTGAGCGAAAATTTAGTGGCTATGCGTATGGATAGTATGATGACTGATGTACCGACTCGTGAAATTTTTAAGAATCTCGAAGACGTCGAACTCAAGGTTAGGATGCTAGGCAAGAAAGCAGGAAGCATACAAATCAAGTATATGCCTAGTGGTAAGACTGCGAATGATATCCGTGCATATCTAAAAGAATATCAAGTGAAAAAAGGATGCAAACCTGACATTTTATTGATCGACTATTTGGACTTGATGATGCCGATGTCAGTTAAAGTTAGTCCAAGCGATCTTTTCGTCAAAGACAAATATGTGTCAGAAGAACTGCGTAACTTGGCTATGGAAACGCAATCGATTGTGTGTACAGCTAGTCAGTTAAATCGTGCGGCAGTGGAAGAAATTGAGTTTGATCACAGTCATATTTCAGGTGGCTTATCTAAGATCCAAACAGCAGATAATGTGATTGGTATTTTTACAAGTCGTGCAATGAAGGAACGTGGACGCTATCAAATCCAGTTTATGAAGACTCGTTCTAGTAGCGGAGTTGGACAAAAAGTTGACTTGGAATTTGACGTTGATACTCTGAGAATTAAAGACTTAGGTGACGAGGAAAGCGGCGACGGATTCAAGAAACCCGGAGCATCGATTTATGATAGCTTGAAAAAATCAAGCACAGTTGTAAATCAAGATACAGGTGAAATTAAATCTGATCCTACTGAAGGAATTCCTGTGAGCAAAATCAAAGGTGTAACAGGTAATTCAAAGATTAGAGAACTACTGGCAAATATCAATCCAGAAAAAGATTAGAACAAGCTAGATATTTTTTGATTAACACAGTGACTGATCGCACGTTGCCACTGTTCTTCGCCTGTGCCGCTTAGGCAAACATCAATCGAGGCAGGCGCAGTAAGCCAACGATGATCCGGAGTCCACGGACTTATACCGCTCATTTCTCCGTCCAGTTGTCCTGCACTCCAAGCCGCTAGTCCAATACCAGGTCGCCAAATAGCAGGTCCATCATTTCCGGCTATAGCAGCCAAGATACTGATATCTCCAGTGATACCCAGATCGGGTGTAATTTGTAAGGTGCTCGGACTGGACCAATCCATCGTGTGTACTACGTGTACCCTGGCAGGCTCAACAGGCCCGCCTACGTAGACATTCGAAAATCCATTGTACTCGATCCCAGCGGCCTGCATGACTGTTTTCATAGTTACAGCATTAGCTTCTTTATTCACTACTACTCCCCATGCACCATTAACTCCGTGTTGCGCCAGCAGGATAACCGCTTTGGAGAAGTGGGGGCTGTTGTTTTTCGGTTGGGAAACTAGTACATTTCCCATGAGTGAATTAAAACTGGTCATAGTGATATTTACGCAATAAATAACAGTCTATGTACATCTTTGAGTATAATCCGCCGATCGAACTGCATGATAAGCTAAACCCTGTTCTATGGAACGACGAGGAAATTAGACGTCAAATCCAGGTCAAACTGCTTCAAATCGCCAAGGAATTCTATCATTTTTTGTCGGTTTCGGCGCCGATCGAAGACGTTTTGATAACCGGGTCTCAATCCAACTATAACTACACAAACTGGTCTGATATAGACCTACATATCGTATTAGATTACGATAACATCAGTTGTGAAGGAGAAGCCAAAAATCTACTGGATGCCAAACGTAAACTGTGGAAACGCGAGCACGATATCAAACTCAAAGGTATTCCGGTAGAGTGCTACGCTGAAGATCTAAATCAACCAGCAGTTACAGCCAGCTACAGTCTAATACACAACAAGTGGGTCAAACGCCCAAGCGCACCTATAAAAAACTACGACGTCGAAGGTGTTAAAGAATTGTACGGCATGTGGAAAACAGTGATCAAAGATGCTATCAAATTCCGTGAAGCAGGACTGCTAAAACGTGTCAAAGAACTACTGGCTACATTTAGGAGAAAGAGTCTTGCTAAAGATGGTGAATTTGGTAACGGCAATCTAGCGTTTAAAGCACTGAGAAATTCTGGATGGATAGAACGATTAATGAAAGCAGTTGATGATCTAGAAGATCAGGAACTGAGTTTAAAGGATTAACAAGCCCACAGATACGTGGGCTTTTTATTGTACCCAGGGTGGCACTTGGGCTGTGACTTTTACTTCTTGTTCGAGCTGTTCTAATTGGACCTTGAGCTGATCTGTCATGCGCACTAGCTCGTCTTCGCCTAGCGCATCTTCTAACAATTCTTCTACATGCTCTTTGGTAAGACTAGCATACTCGACCCAATTTTCTACAGTAGCGTTTTGGAATTCGGCTGTTGGTATATCTGTCGAACCGTACATAGGTACACGATTGCCTTGGCTATCACTGCCCCACATGGTCCAATAGACTTTGGTAACTACGTCTGTGTGATTACCGATTTTAGATGTAGTTTCTAGTTTGGTAAAATCCCAGTCGAAATAATATTGTATGGTTGTCATGGTTGATTAATTTCTAGAACGCTGTCCTGGTGGATAATCTTTTTCATTGTATGGGCCCAGGTCTGCTAACCATTCGTTCATTTCTGCAACGTTCTTAACCATAGTACCGTCAGGTAACTGTATCACTGGCAGCTGGCTCCAGTTAGGACTGGCCGCTCTAAACTGTTCCCACTTCCACGCACCACCGTCAACACATCTTTCCTCAAATTGAACATTTTGATTTTGTAAACGATGTATAACCCATCTGCTGAGTGTGCAGTGTACACGTGTCCATACTACGCATTGTTTTGGTTGTGTGCTTAATGACATTTTTAATCCTCTTATACGTTTGATCTAACTAACCAGCTGTATTTAATTGACTGTACCACGCTGGCTGATTTTGTTATGTTGTTGTTTTGACTGTTCCTATCACCGTTATAGATCGGAATAGCGATGCTGTTAGCATTGGTAAATGTGCCAACACCATTGGTTAATCCTACGACCAGTTTGTCTGTTTTGTTTCCAGCAACGTTTGGATGGATCGTGTAGGTATTATCAGGATAAACATAAACTTCAACAGTTCCTTTGTAGTATTCTGTTTCGCTTAGATCCTGCCAGCTGAATGCTAGTTCACCATAGGTAATGTTAGTGCAGTCAAGGATAGCGAGATTGTAGGTAGTACCGTAGGCTTCGCCTAAGGGCATGGTTATAGTGTTGCTTTGATTGACTACAGCATTGCCCTGCACAGAAGCGTTGATAGCACCTGCATGATTCATTTCTGGTAATCGTACCCACGTGTCGTTGGTTGATATATAGAACGTGTCGTTGATAGTGTAAGTGACTGTACCCTGGATAGTGAAGAATGCAGTTGCTTGATTTGGTACAGTAGCGATACTGGTTACTGGATATGCTTGCTGTTTGGTTGAATCATAAATGGTCCAAGCGCCAGGAACATATGATGACTGGTAAGTGTTTACCTGTGAATACCATTGGCTGGCCATAGTAGTGATCACGTTGGTAAAGGTGTTGGCTGTTTGGCTTGCTGAGAATCCGCTTGGCGCAAAATTTGAAGTAGCCACATATAGATAGTTGTCGTCAACTAAGACTTGTCCTGGAACTTGATTTAACTGACCTTGTAGAGTCTGTGGAGCACCAATGCCCAAGATAGTAGTCACTGTGGTAAGGCTAACAGTACCGTCAGCTGGATTAACTGTTAGACCAAAACCAACTCGGATACCACCTAGTTGGCTTGAGCTAGCGATAGGTACTGAGAATGTTGATGGTAGATCACTTAGGTCGTTGTAGCTACCAGATACTGCTACAGCGGCCAGGCCAAGATTTGAAACACCGATGGCTTTTTGCTGTGTAGTATACGTAGTAACTGTGCTGATATCCAGCTTGTGGCCGATGTTGTCAGTTAGGGTTTGTAGTGTATTAGTGTTGGTTAGTGCGGCTGCCAAATCGCTAATAACTTGGAATGTGGTTCCCGATGAGCCAACCAAATTGCCCAATGCGGCAGACACAGCGTTATTCAGTGTACCTGTGGTCACATATGAACTCAATGTGGCACTGGTCAAGTAGCCCATGTTGTTAACGAATGAGCTAAGGGCAGTTGGATAGTCAAGCAAGCTGTAGTAGCTGCCTGAAGTTGATACCTGTGCCAATACTGGTCGGTGTGTTAGATCGTTGTAGTCGCCTGTGATAGCCACGTTACTGAGATTAGGCAGTTGTCCTGCGTCAAATGGCTTGACCCAAGTAAATCCACCATAGGGATTGGCGCTCAATAACCACGTGGCTGTAGCCGCAGAATCTGTGCGTAGCATGGTGTTGATGATAGTGCCGCTGGCTATTTGGCTTTCTGAAAGCTGTCCAGTTATCTGTTGGAAGCTGGGGAATCCGCCGCCTCCACCACCGCCGTTGTGTATGGCTACTCCGCCTGGAGTTACCCCATCGCTGATGGCAAATGTTAATGTGTCTAAATCGACGAAAATTTCGCCTCTGTGCGGTACTAGTGTGCTACCTTGGGCAATAATGTCTTTACCCTGGAATATTCTTGTGGCCATTTGTGATCTTCCTTGCTCTCTAACGTATTGGTTAAATATACGACTATGACATTATTTACCGTTAATGTAGAAACTTCCGATATACCCGCAGCCATGCTACTCAGCCGTTTGAGCACGGGCTACGGCGCCGAAAGCGCACTGTTTAATCTAAATGCCGGCGAGTTTGACTGGCCCTTTGATTTACCAGTCGAAACCAGTTCAGGGCGCCAGATCCTACCGGGAGAAGCAGAAATGCAGATGCTGATACACCTGTTCGATCGGTGCATAATGGCTGTAGATGTCAAACGGGTAGTAGATCAAGGACTGCGTGATTTCGCCTGGCCCGGACACGTTTTCATGGACGAATCCATAAGGGTGCGCTACACTGTGACTAGGCTCAAACCCAGACTGGGCTGTACAGACGTAGACTGGCAGTGCGAACTGCTGTCAGCAGATGATCGTGTGGCCTGTAGTTTCGTCAAACAACAGCGTTGGTACTTATGACCGTATATTTCAGTTCAACCGCTAGTGTTTTTAGCTCTACCCAATTTACCACGGGCATAGACAGCTGGACAGTCACACCGCAGGTCTATGTTACTACAGCCAGCAACGTACCGCCCACTACTTTTGCCAATGTAGTTACCAGTGTCAGCTGGCACATGCAGGGCGTAGAAACACTGACTAATCTAACCAGCTACTATTTTACCGCTACCACTGTGACTGTGTTCGTGCAGACCATGAGCGGGGGCATACTCTACAGCTCAGTGATAGATCCTGCTACGGGCGGTGTCAAGCTCACAGACAACAGCCAGCGCAGTGGTGAAGGTTTTGAGCTAGGCGTCAGCGATTCGGCAACAGCTACCCCCGAACAGGTCCTAGGTTGGATCGTAAACGCCAGCCCCTTGGGCTATGCCAACACTGTGGCCTATCTCACAGCCACTATCTGTACAGACATACTGACCCAGAGCCAGCGCCAGCTGAGCATCGCTTCTAGCCCAAGCCAGCAGACTCCTCCTTTCGCCCAAATCCAACCCTATTCCACGAGTACACAGCACATTTGACAGGGATTCTTAAATATGCTATTATATTAGCACTTAAAGGATCACTATGTACAAGTTTAAACCAGGCCCATACGAGCCAGCGGCTATCGAACCGGGCAAGCCCCTAACATTCTCACAAACATGGACGTTTGGTGACATCATCTACTCCATGATTCCCATACGCTTGCTAGGCGGTGGCGAGTTTTATCTACGCTTGGAAAATCTAGACAACTTGTGTAAGACAGTCATAGGTTGGCCCGATGGCGGCTCACACTCGGGTCGCATGCGCCAGAAAGATTTCGACTTGCTCAAACCTCTAATCGAAGCACAAGACTACATCACCAAATGGGCAGTATGGAACGGCGAAGCCATCACACATCCCCTAGACAATATCTGTTGCTGGTTCTACGGCAATCGCATAGACAAAGGACACTACGGACGGCTCTACGCACTGGCAGTGGGACTAGACCCAGATCAGTGGGAACCAGCCATCACCCAACCATGGCTCACACTAGGTAACAATGAACCAATACGTGTGCCAGGAAAACACATAGTGATATCTAAAACTGACAGATACGGTAACGGACAAGTACATCAGGTATGGCGCAACATGGTTGAACAGCAGTGGAACGAGCAGGCCTTGTTCGTAGGCACCGCCGAAGAACACGCGGCATTTGAGCAGGATTTCGGCATCAAGATCCAGTACTATCCAACCAAAGATCTGCTGGAACTAGCACAGGTCATAGCGGGCTCAGAACTGTATCTGGGCAACCAATCAGTGGGCATGGCTATAGCACAGGGTCTAGGCGTCAACTTCTGGTGCGATCACCGCAAGGACAACTGTACACTAGAAGGCTGTGAAACTTACTTTAAACGAGAAAATGGCTATTATTTCTAAGAGTCACACATGGGTGCTGGTACTATTTGTGCTGGTATTCGTCCTAGCCCGAGCTGTCCGATGGCACGTGTTCTAACACAAGCACTGGCACAGATAGCCGAGCTCAGAGCTGTACAGGCACGCCGGCGCAAGCAGAAACAGCTGGAAAGGCTTAAGAAGTTAATGGCTAACAAGCCTCGGCCACGTCCGGCAGCCAAGTCAGTTAAAAAGAGCTAATCCGGGCGGCACTCTACAACCCTCTCCCGCGAAGCGGTTCGCAAAAAAAATTTTTGCTAGAGTTCAGGGACAATTGGTAAACCATCGGCACCAAGTCCACATGTATCGTACTTCCAGATACAGCAGTAGGATCAATAGAACTAGTACTAGGGTTTCAGGCCAAGAGTACTTGACAGGTTCAGGTGTCCAATCTTCAGGTTTGTCCATACACCTACTTAGCCCATGCTAGCAGGAACATGGTTTTATCCTGATTCCATTTGAACGCTACGCAAGCCTGCCAGTATTCCTGCTCATGTACAGTATGATAACACCAACGAGTCCAGTGACAGCCCACGTGTGCGTGTAGCCATGATTCTAGCACATCTATAGAGTCGACCCAGTCGATCTGTCCCTGATCCAATAAGGGCCACGGCGCTAAGGCTATGTGTGGAAAGTCTGGATGTACAGGATGATCTGGTAAGAATCGCATGTTAAAAGTATTTTATAGTGCGTATCTCGAAATCTTCACGATCTATATACTGCGTTCGCCCGCCGCGGTTGGTATAGCTGTAGTACTTGCCGAGCCATATGAACTGGCGTCCAAAATCCCAGCGATCGATCCACGTAGGCCAAACAGCCCAGTATTCAGTGTAAGTGACTCCGTTCAAGCGGAATGTGCGAGTGATTGGATTAGCGTACATATACAGTCGTTATTATAGACTATTTACAGTGGCGAATGTATATCCACTGTTCTCAGTGGGAAAAATAGCGAAGACGTATGTGTAGTGCAAAAAAAATTACTGCGCAAAATTTTTTGAACCAAAAATTCGGGATATGAGGAGCATTTTTACTCTAGTGTGTAAGTATATATGTAACACAAGGAGAATACAAATGACCCAGTTACAGCACACTATTAAAGAGTTACACGGGGAGAATCCACCCTAATTGAATGTGTAATACAATTTGACGCAGTGTACAAGTCGTAGGACTATAAATTACTCAAGCTCTATTCGTAGGGCTTTTTTTGTGGCCGGTCTATGTGTATATACAAAAAATCTTGTGCGCAAAAAGTTGGATGGGTGGAGAACCTGACCCCTGGTGATACAGTCTAACAGGGGGGTGATTTTAGGAAAGATTTGGCATGCGCTTTATTGCGCAAGTTAGTGCTTGCTAACATAGTGACCTGGGTACCCCCACCATACCCACCGGCCACCATCCCCTAAGCATGCTTTAAGCATGCTTACCATTTAGAGCTCTAGTTCTCCGTCCGCTTCTAGCTCGGCGACCACATCGTTGAATAGACTGCCCAACTCCTGCTGTGCCGTCGCAC